GTGGACGGGTCCTGGGTTAGCAGTCTGATCGAGCCTAAGCGATCACCATGTTGGTTAGTTTCTCAAGCGTAGTCTTGGGACATGTATTCAAGCATCGGGGAATCCAGCATCAATACGCGGGCATCGAGCACGGTGTCCCGGAACAGGTCCAGAACCTCGCACAGCATCAGGTCGTAGTGTCTGCAACACCACAACCCGAAATCGATGTCATCCACGATGACGGTTTCGCTGGTGATACGCTGGAGGAGAGTCTCCACGTCATAGATACCACTAGACCTGGCGAACCAGGTGAGGTCATCTAGCGTGACTTTGCCACCATCGTCTTCATCCCTAAAGCGCTGGAGGAAGATGTCGCGTAGCGACGGCACGTGCCGGCATTCATAAGCGTAAGATAACGCTTTTCCTGCCATGTACTGCGAGTCGCTGCAACTCTCGTTCATCGTCGCTCGGATGTTGAATCGAACCAGCATTTTGCCTAGGAGGGGCACCATACAGGGCGTGCCGACCTCCGCAAAAATGCGGCGACTGAGAAATGTTGCCTCACCATCGAGGCCTGGAGACTTGGCCTTGAGGACCATCTTAAAATTTGCCACAGTCTGTACCCAAGCGTCGAGATCCAGTCTCTTGCTGACGCGGGCTAACAAATCATCACCTAGTACGACTGCGTCTGCTTGCCTCCTCTGGCGGGTGCAGGCGACTGCGAACATGGTCATGTTGTACAGGCTGTTGCGGGCGGTTGTCATTGTGGTTCCGGTGGGGAGCTGAAACTTGAGTCTAGCTTTAAATCCGAAACGCCTGTTCTGCACCTTGTACTCCTCCAGTTTGAACAAGAGATTGCGATACCACGGAGGCATGCCCAGGACGCCTAACCAGGCGTCAACCAGACGAGCAACTTTGCTCCGCTGTTCTCGATCGTTCCTGCTGAAATCGCCCTCAACTGTCTCCTTGTGGTCAGACTGAGCGAGGAAGGTGGCCAACTTTACGTCATCGGTTTTGTAACCTAGCATGACTTTCACGGGACCTACTTTTGATTCTGCAAGCAGTTCAACGAGTCTCTCCATGATAACCATACAAGCTGGGCCGGTGACTGCATTGAATGCGTCATTACCGGCGTAGATTACGCGGGGGGCCCATGTAGGGTCATCCCTTTTGATCAACACCTCCTGCTTGACACTGAGATCCTTGGTACCTAAGTACTCCGAATCACAGTCCTGGACGGTGGAAAACGCGACCTCCATGCGTTGGCGCTTGGAGGAGTCAAACTTGTTAAGCCAACGCTCCCTATCGGAGTCGTTGTCATCCCAGACTCCGAAGAGGTGGGGCATAGCACGGATTATGGCCATAGACTCTTCAAACTCTGCATCCTCAATATCATCTCCTTCAGCTTTCTGAATGAAGTTAGACCGCTTATTGAAGGCGGCGAGGAAGGAGTGGAAATCGTTACTAGTGACGAGCGGTACACACTGCTCATGGAGCACACCAAGCTGGTTCTTGGGGTTGGCTGCTTCCTGGTAGGTGAATTTACCTTCGGTCAGCTCATAAGGGACGACGAAATCGAAGTCTCTGAGCGGAACAACTTTCAGGTAACCACTAGCGTCATACTCGTGACTTGCGCACGCTTGGCTTATAGTGATGGGTGGTGGTGCTGAGGCTCGAGCCGACCGCGCTTCCCGGTTCCTGTTACGGACCCAGTAGGCTTGGTGGCGAGCTAACATTAGCTTGTGTTGGTTGGTTGGTTGGTTGGGTTGGGTTGGGTTGGGTTTGGCTTTTGCCGTTATGCACAGGGAAGTTAATTCTGGGCGGG